TGCCACAGGACAATCCCCATGAAATTTATTGAAAAGAAAAAGTTGGAGCAACTGTTAGCAACCAACTGGTCCAAATTTATCAGCTATAAAACTGCTTTAGATATCATAGCCAATAACATACTATTATATGCATCTAATTGGTCCATAATTCAATCTATCAAGCCCAGACAATTAAAAACTATAAATTTTTCCAAATTTGAAATTCAAGAAAATAGTTTAATTAAAATTTGGGCGAATTTTGAAATTCCATTTGAAAACAAATTAGCAATAAGAACTATGGAAGTCCTTGTTGACATATGCGGCAATTACAAAATAACTAATTTTGTCGGTAATCTTTATGTTTAGACAACACTTAATTGTCTGACTTGCATCCCGTCAGAATCTGTAAAGCTATCATCTAATACAATATTTTTGTCCTCATCATTAAATCTAATTCCAAGATTGTAGCTATCAATGCATGCAACCTTATTTTCTCTCTTGGTTATGACCCAGCAGTAATCATCAATTTTTTCAACACCATGATTCGTCTCCGCTGTGATACCAATTTCTATTACCATGTTATCCGGCAATGCGAGTTGAATCGTACCATACTTGGTTAGATGGTTGATGAGCAAAGCTTGAATTTTATTAGTTTTCATGTCGAACTCCTTTGAATAAGGGTCATTAGTATTTACCCCTTACACATAGGAAAAAATTTTTATAAAACATTTGAATTCAAGGTGTTTTATAAAAATTTTTGAAATATATTTGGAAGAAAAAAATATTTTTATTTTTTAAAATACGACATCATAAATAGCCAAAATCGACACCCAGATATTTGTCCCGAATTATATTTTTCCTTAAAGTGACAGTTCCAGTCTTCGACTTCTCAATTAACTTTGTCCAACAACTAACTAGATGCCCATGTCGAAGTATTGAAAAATTGACAATCCCATCTGTTCCCAAAAATGCGACTGCAATTTTGAAGTATAAATGAAATGGCAATACATAAAGTCTTTTAGGAAAAATTTGCAGATTTTGAATAACACTGTCATTCACATGCATATCTGTTATATGCACTGTTACAAGATAGCCATCAATCGGAAACTCCCATGTTCTATATGGAAGGTAGATTTCTTCCATATCCATCCCAACACTGGGATAACTATACTTTCGTAGTATCTTTGAAAATAACCCAGCGAACTTTACAGCCTCTTGCAAGCTTTCTACCTTCATCATAAAAGATACGCCTCCAATTTTTCAATTGTATAAATTATATCTTCCCTAGAAAAATTAACATATGCTTGCCAATAATGCTGGCTTTGTAAATTGTCATGAAGAACACGACTCAATTTGCTAATTAACCAAATAATGATTTCATCCTCATCAAAATAATCAACTATGTCAAGTAAGTCCACAATTTCTGAAATCTTGCGGTACTCTGGGCGTATAGGATCAAAAAGACTTGTGCCCTTGCAACGATCTACAAAGCATATTATTAGCTTAAGCCAGTTGTATGCATCTTCAGGTATTACACATGCATCGTTGCCCATGCAGCGAAACTCAACTGTTTTCTTTCTATTTTTTATATAATGATAAAAATTTATTGCATAATATTTATATTGTGAAAGTTTTTCAATTGCACTGAATATTTGTATTGGTTCTTCATCATCAAAAGTATGGCTCAAACCAAGAGGTATGCAATATTGATTTATCCAACGATCTTTATCGGTAATGATGAAAAAAAGAGGTTCACATTGAATCCATTTTGAAATTAGATAAGCTATTTCGGTTTGAGCAAAATCTTCGATTTCAATATGCACATGCATGCTGCATCGTCCATCAGCTTCTACATCTGGATGATTGACAAAACTTTTAAGAGTTTCATAAAAGTTAAAACAACCATTCTTTCCCCGCATAGGCGGACTACAAACCTCGATGCCACAACTGCTATCTGGTTTCAAAACCCATCTATCATTATTATTGGTGTAGGACCACTTATTAATTTCTACCGAAAGATTTGTGCTTTTTACTAGCGCATTTGCCAACTCGTAAATTCCAGATGGCAATTCATTTTCAGCCTTGCTCCTACTTTGCCCGTCAAAGGCATTGTATTCAAGTTCTATACCAAATCGTCTTTCACTTTTTGAAAACATACTAAAATTATTATAAGAGGTGCAACATGTCTCAACAAGTATGCGTCATGATCGAATTAGACAATAAAGTTTATTTCACCAATAAAAAAAACCTGAATTACATTATAGAATTTGCTCACAAATTTAAGGCAAAAATTTATTACGCAAAAACTATTAGCGAAAACATCTTTGGCTTGGAAGATTTGGCCAAAAAGTTTTGTGATCAAAGTTATATTTCACCAACGAATTACAAAGTAATTCAGAAGAATGTACTGCAAACTAAAGCTACACGATCAATTATTACAAGCAAAGCTGCAAAAATAAGGACAGCTATGATGGATTTTATTTTGAAAAAGAAGATTGTTACATTTCAACAAATAAAAAAGAAGTTTGAAAAAGAAAACATAAGCAGCAGTGCCTTATGCAATCATTTTTCCCATGTTCGCCATGAATTGGCGAACATGGGCATTATAATCAAGAAAATTAAAAATGGTCTTTACAGCATCTAACTAGGTTGCAATTTTGAATTTATTATTGTAGCAATGTCTTCCGAGGAAAAGTTCATAAATGAATTGTAACGATCACTTTTTATATTCAAATCATACTTATCCTGAACCAAATAAAGGAATTCTAAACAATCTAAACTATCCAAGCCTAATTCAATTAGCTTTGAATTAGCTATAGCATCCTTATTATCGAAACGCATATTCATGGTTGTTTCAATCATGTTGATAATTTCTTGACTGCTAACCATGTCTGCCTCCTGAAAAAGAAAACGGGATAGTACCAATTTAGCACCATCCCGTCAACATCAATCAACCCAACGATCCATCTACCTCTTCGTCTGTTGATTCAGATGCATCAAAAGCCTCTACATCTGGGTTGTCTGATAATTCAATTGCTGCCATGTATGGGTCTAAATAGGCTTTGACCTCTTCGGCAGATGTAGCATCAACCAGCTTTGGATTGTCATACAACACCTTTAAAGGCACATCATTGCGCTCAAGGCTGCTCTTGAATTTATATTCAGCCTCGCCTGTGCCAATAAACTCAGCCTTCACCCGGAAGTTGCCCGTTCCTCCAACCTCAAGCCTATCTGCGTCAAGCAACGCTCCAAGTAATCCACCGATAGGATTGATTCCAGCCTCGAAAAACAACGGAATGTTTTCGATTTCAATGAATGGCCTTACAGACCTATTCTTTTTGTTTTGAATCTTGAGGTTGATACCTATAGCTTTCTTCTTAGCCAAACCGGCGACCTTCTCTTCGATCTTTTTCTGCGTCTGGGTACGAAACCGTAGAGATGCATAGAAGGGCAAAGCATTACCACCGCCAGCGGTTGTTTCTGGGTTGCCATAATAGACTCCAATTTTATCTCTAATTTGGTTCATAATGACCACAGAGACATTATTCTCTTCCATAACTGTATTGAGCTTGCGAAGTTCCTTAGAACAAATCTTAGCTCTTTCACCGGGCTGTTCATTTGCCCCAACGATCTTTTTAAATTGCTCCTTGCTGTAGCCTTCAGGCAAATCAACTTCCCTGAATTCCCTAGCACAGGGACTCACAGAAATGGAGTCGTAAACAATTACAACAGGCTTGTCTTTGTACTTTTCATTTTTCCTTACAAACTCAATTGCCTGATACATCTTATGGAAACAAGCTTCCAATGTTTCAGGAGTATAACGAATGATTCTATTTAAGTCGGCGTGGCTTGCCTTCTTGATAAAATCTTTATTAACTGCATTTTCTGAATCAATCAGAATTGGAATGCCACCTAACTTTTGGCATCCAAATAACAAATTCGTTCCAATCAAAGATTTGCTGGAAGCACTTGGCCCATAAATCTCAGTAAGCCTACCACCGGGTACTCCACCGGTCGCAAACCTGCCTGAGCAACAATAATTCAAAGCCAAATTTCCAGTGTCAATATAATAGGAGGAAGACTTCACGCTTTCCCCTACTACTTCACCACCAGTTTCCGCTGCCAGTTCAGCAAAAATATCATCACCAGCATCGACATTCTTCTTTTGACGACCCATCACACACCTCAATTGTATAAATTTAGACAAAAAGCAAGGGAGTCCCCATACGGGAGACTCCCTAATTTGGTTTATTAACCGTTTATGCTGCCCAAGGCTTTTGCAAAGTCATCATCCATCAAATCGTCAACATCAGTGACTGAGGGCTTTGATGGTGCCTTAGCTTGAGCGGGGGCTGCTGGGACTGATACTGACACGACTTTTTGATCATTAAATGTTGGAGCATCAGCCGATCCGCCGTTGAAATGTTCTTTCAAAGCGACGATGAGTTCTTCTCTTGGACGAAGCCCACGAAGATCATCAAGATTGTGCATGTTTTCAAGCCATACACGAATCTGCTCTTCTGTACCCAGTTCTATAGGGTCTTCAAAAGAAGACTGATCATACTTGGGATAACCAGCACCGCTGTTGCCTTTGGTAATCTTTTTCACCAAACGGAAATCTCTTCCGGTAATCGGATGAGTAATATTGCCCAGCTTTTTCCTGCCGGTAAGTTCGCTACCATTTATGCTTTCAAGCACAATGGTTTGCAAAGTCTTGCCACAAGAAAGAATCTTTGGGCCAACATTCTTTTCGATGCTGCCGGTCTTTTCGTTGATCTGCTGACGGACAATTACATTCCAGTAAAATCTTTCGATAGGCTTGATTTCTCTGGCAGCAGATTGAGTGCGGAGTTGCTCTTCGCCTCTCTGGTTATTGCTTACTTTCCAAAGCCTGCTGTACTCTTGGCAGATTGGACAATCAGTACCGGGGTCATTGGTCGTATTAACCCAGAAGATGCCATTCGGCAAAGTCTTTCTGTGTCTGAGGCAATGGAATCTCTTCGTTCCAAGATTGTGAATTCTAGTAGAACAGAAAAGTGATTTGCCCTTTTGGGGCGGTAAAAATCTTACTAGTACATACCCATCTTGAGTGGGCATCTTGACAAAGATATCGGTTTGTCCGTTTTCTTTGTTGATTGCATTAGCTTCGCTTGCAATCTCGTTCATGTTAATGTCTTCAAATTCAATGCTCATGTTAACCTCGTTAAAGAAAGTAAAAATTGAAAAAAATAGTTTGTAAACCACATCGGTCTACAAACTATTGTAGTGGTCTGACAAATAAAAATTTTTGCTTAGACAGCGTTTTCTTTTCTGATTTGTCCCAATTCTTCTATGCGCTTACCAATTTGATCCAGTTTAGATTTAAATTCTGCTGATTTTTCATCAGTAAGTTCTCCAGCAGCTTTGAGCTTTTCTTTTTCCTGAAAAATGTTGTAAAGCTCTGTCTGTAATTCTTGATATTCACCCGTAGCCTCAAATTGTTTATTCAACTTTTCAGCCTGCTCCTTGCTAATATTGTTTTCTTTATCGTATTCGGCTTCTAAAGCTTCTAAAACTTTTGTGTTGTTTCTAAGTCGCTCCAACCTCTCTTCATTGCTCAAACTTTCTTCGGACTTTTTAGCAAATTCTTTTTCAAATGCTCTTTCTCTTTCCAATTCCAATCTCCTTTCTTTTCTTAATTCAAGCCTATTTTTATGGATTCTTTTTTTGACTTCTTTCTCTCTGGCTTTCTTTGCCTGAATATGCTTTTTACTTTTCTTAATTGACATGTTTTCTCCTAAGCAAACTGCTTACTATCACCGTTTTCAACGAAGTTTAGGGACTGAATCTTTGACTACTCCACCCCAGTTCAATCTATCATCACTTACAAAATTAGGCTCCGTGTTGTCTTCGCCAAGCAAAGACTGACCTGCCGAAACAAAATGCTCATCGGATACAATGACCCTTCTCCCTCTGTCATCAGTGACTTCTATCATCATACCTATGCCGTTTTTGGCTAATGATTCTCGATATACAGGATAATACTTTTCTACACTAAAAGCTCCAATAGGAGCAGTCACTCGACCGGGTAAGAACTGCATCCTTTTTAAAATTCTGTCTGCTAGATTTGCTGGCCTTGGGGCAATGTTTACATTCTGATGTTGAATAGGCGGGGCTATATTTACTGCCGGTTGAGATGGCGGTGTGGCACAGGATGCGACTACTGGCAAGTGACAAGTACCATCTGGGCATTCATCATCTTCAACATCTTCTAAAAATTGACCTTTTGAAGTAAACTTTTTATTTTTAATTACAAGGTCGCCTTTATTTTGACGAAAACTAATTTTCTTTTTTTGAAATTCAAATATTTCAACATCAAAAATAAAAATATCCCGCCTTGCCATTTGCAACATGATTGATTGAGCCAATTTTTCAATAGGATATTCTTCTACTGCTTTGCCGTATATTTTACGGAAAGTTTGGGGTTCTTCACGATTGTAATCAAAAGAATTTTCTAATTTATCGTAATAATTATAATTTACTTCAAATCCCACTGGTGACCTCTTTATTTTAAATTAGTTTTTAAAACAGATTTTTATCCAATTCAAAAATATCAATTCCAGCTTTTTCCAAAATAAACCGACTTCCCAAGGAATAATCGGGCAATTCCTGATAGCAATAAAGCTTTTTGATCCCTGCGTTGATTATGAGCTTGCTACATTCAACACAGGGTAAAGGGCACCAACAGAATATGTAACTACCATTAATATTCTGTGCGGCATTTACTATTGCATTGGTTTCTGCATGTACACAACTACAAAGCTCCAGTCTTTGTCCAGACCTAGCCTTTACTAATCTTCTTGGGCATTTGCCGCATTTTGTGTATTTTGAAATGAATTCTTCACAAGTAATTGGCTTGAATTCAATAATATCCTTTTCAACTTGTGTAAGTTGAGGCCAGACTACTTGTTTCAGGTGCTCTTCTTCATCACAATGGGGCACACCTTTTGGAGGCCCATTATAACCAGTACCAACCACTTTATTGTTGATTGGATCAACGATTACAGCACCAACCTGTCTGGCGTAACAGGGGTTCTGGTCTTCGGCCACAAACTTGGCCAATCTCATATATTTTTGTACAAACTTTTCTTTCATGTCAGTTCAAACTAAATTTTATGCTTTCATATGGTTTCGACGCTGTGAAGGTAATATTCTCCGGTAAAGAAGAATACTCGATTACTTTTACATAGGACAAACCATAATCAACACAACTGTTGATTGTAATTACAAATGACTCATGCATAATACCCCTAAGAGAATTATATCATGCCACTTGGATTTCAGGATTATATAATTTCTTATAATAGAACAAAAGTTTTGCCTTAAGTTTCTTGACTCGTTGCTGCAAACCTTGTCTTGTAAGCCTGTTGGTCTTAAAAGTATGCAGGAATTTTTTATGAAATTCCTGATACCAGACACCTTTTTCGGTTTTCTCCTTACGCTTAGCATACTCTTTCATAAGATATGCATCGGCTTCATCCAATTTGGCACTTACAATTAATTTTTCCATAACCACATCAACATTTTCAATCAAATCCTCTGGCCAAACTTCTTTGGCTACAGCATAATTAGAAAGATCGAAGTCTTCTCCTTGCTGACATTCATTATACACTTGAACCTTATTACCCCTGCGCTGCTCTTTGCGGTAATTTTTATTCTTGATGCCTCTCAGACGCATGTACAAAGTATTAAAACAAAATGTTGTAAATGCACACTTGTTTTTAACATTCCTAAAACTCCAGCTTGCATACATGATAGCAATCAAGCCTTCGTTATACATATCATCATATATTTCCATATCTTGTGTAATATAGATGCTTTTCAGAATCTTATGAACCATTTGTTCATACTGCTCCACTAAAATACCTTGAACTTCGATGGCATAGAACATAGTTTTAGCATCCTTTACGAATGCACAGCGCATGTTTGGTGCCAAAAGTTTTTTGTGTTCCTGTAATTTCCTTGGCAACGCAGTAGCCCATCTAACAAACTTATTCTTGCTAATTTTAAATCTTTGACCCCATTTTAAAATGAGATCATTTGATTTTTTAAGTCTTTCAAAATCAACAATTTCACTCAGTTCTTTTTGACTCATCATGGCCATAACTTATCTCCTTACATACCGGTTGCAGAAAAGGAAGTGATATCCATATTCAACTTATCCATTTCTTTTCGTAACATATGCCCCCTGTTGTGTGCGTCTTCTCTGGAGCAATTCAGGGCATTTAAATGGCTGTGAATAAGGTCTTTTGCGTATCTTGCCTCAATCACTTTCTTTCTCAACTCGCTAACTTCAGTATCGCCTTCGGCAGAAAGTTCTGCGGTCTTATCAGATTTACCAGCCTCCTTGTATTCCTTAAATTTTTCAATGTATTTTTGCTTGCATTGATGATCCAAAAGACTGTGCCAAAGATTTGCTTTTGCCAACCCAGCACCAACATAATCAATAGTACCACTTACTCTTTCAAAAAATTGATTGAGCGTTCCATCGCTAAAAGCCAAGCTATCTGTATTGAGTTCCCACAGTTCATCACCTATTTTAACTTTACTCTGCATTTTCTAAATCCTCCACTTGAGATTTCTTCTTCTTTTTGTTTCCGGTGTTATCTATGGAGATGTTACCAGCTTTCTCTGTTGCCAAGAAATGCATGGCTTGATTGTATTCATCTTCAGAACACTCACTGATCTCCAATGACCTCTTATCAAATTTTACAGGGAATGAGATGCCTGTTTGTCCATTTCTCACTTTTACACCAGACATTCTTCCGTAACCCGCTTCAGTCTCATTAGGAGTTCTCGTTATAGACCATATACCATCAAGCTTTTGCGCTTGATCAAATGACGCAGCAATATTACCCAATCCCAGAGCTTCGTTTTGATTAATCTTGGTCCCTTCCTTATTGGATTGCATTGCCGTCACAACTAAAACATTATCTTCTTGAGCCAAACATTTTAAGTCACGCATCACCATAGCTTGGCTCTCATAAGTCTTTACATTTGGATATGGTTTTATTTCTCCAGCATAATCAATAATAACAACATCATAATTAAAACCTTTGCTTTTCAAATTATTTAAAAACGCCCTTATGTCATTAACAGTTGGAGTGCCCAAGGGATACTGTTTGACATTGAATAGATTTTTATCTTCTAACGGTTGCAAATACATCTCAAACAATTCTTCGATCTCATATTTATGTTCTGGAATTTTATTAACATCGAATCCAGTAAATTGCCCAACCAATCTTTGGCAAATAGTAACCCAGCTAAGCTCCAAGCTTACAAAAACTACCTTCTTATTTTTCTTCAAGTTTTCAACCGCAACCTTCGAAAGAGCAAGACTCTTTCCATTTCCGGTCAAAGCCATAAATGCATGAAGTTCACCTCTTTGCCAACCACCATGCACAGTATGTTCAATCTTGTTAAAACCTGAACTAAACTTTTCCTGTCCAGAATTTACTCTGGTGAGTTCCTCATAAAACTTTTCTCTATCAATCAAGAAATCATAGCCAGCATCAAACACCTTATTAGTAGACAAAGCCTTTTTAATGCGATCTTCTGCTTTCAGCCATACAGCCTCATCTTCAGGAGCATCCTTCAATTCTTTGTTAGAAACCGCCATCGCAATTTTTAATTCTTGAATCCTTGCAAATTTCAAAACTTTTTCCAACAAAATTGTTCTGCTAGCGATATTTGGGATAAAGGCTTCGTAAATTGATTCCAATTCGGCTTCAAAATAAATTCTGACTGGATCGGGTTTTCCTGCTGTTTTTTCACTAACTAGTTGTCTTAGAATAAATGCTTCGGGAATATTTCTGTCTTTTTCAAACAGTTCAAACAATATCTTGCAAATAATATTGTGAGCTTCATTGCTAAAATATTCAGGCTTAATTAATGCTACTGCCTGTATTAAAAATTCAGAATCCGTAAGTGCTAAACCAAGTATTCGCCTTTGGAAATTTTCATCCCATGTGTACTTCACCTTGGCACTTTCCTGTGCCACAAGCTGCTGTACTACTGTTTTCTCTTCATCGGTAAGGTTTGCATCCATTCTTAAATTCTAGGCAAAAACCCGCAAAAACAAATATCAAAGTCCCAATATTGATTTGATTTTCTCTAAAGTAGAGTGATTCAAACACTTTTTCAAACCTCTGTATTTAGGCAATCTAGGATCATCCAAATAAGCAAAACTATTTGAGTCATTTGGGTCGGTTTTTTTAAAAATTGTTTTTGCTGATATGATTGCTTTTATAACACACTTGCAGCACGATTCATCATCCATATGCACAAAACACACTAAATCATTTTGCTGGCAATCTAAGATAGGGTCTCTGCCAAAATCATTACTTGTATTTTTTAATTGAAAAGTCCAACTGTCCTCCCCAACAATTTTCATGGTTTCATTTGATGAAGATTTTACATGCACATTCGGAAACAGATTGCCAAATTCTAAGTCTGGTATCCAACCTTTCTTTTGCCCGTTTCTAATTTCAAAATCCAATTTTGCTTTTGTAAAACCAAAATGTTTATGTAAAAAATATGCGGTTGCTATTTCTGACTTCTTGCCAATTTCGTGATCTTTGATAATTTTGAACCGATTGGCTTGCCTGTACTCTTCATAGTATCTAGTCGAAGATTCCATACCATCAATATATGGCTTGATTAATGCTCTGTTGAAATAATCCTCAATATCTTTATTCCAACCTATGCTAAAACTTCCAATGAATGGTAAAGTTTTAAATTTGTTTTCTTTTAACATCAAAAATCCTTGGGATAAATTAACAATTCAGATTTCTTCCTCGATTGCCTCGCACCCGAATCTTTGTCCTTCGTCGCAGTTATACTATAGTTTACATCTGCTAATACCTCTATCTTGGCCCAAGCATACATTTTTCTAATCTCATCACAATCATCGTATGAAAGAATCCATTTGTGATTAGTATTCTTCAAGTCATTACATAAACGAATATGATCGTCATCAGTAAATCCACACTGATACAAGTCATTCCCCTTGATGAAATAAGGAGGATCAAGATAAATTAATGCGTCTCCGGGCTCATTAATCAGCATGGAAAAATCTTGATTTGTACACATTTGATTTTTAATTTTTGCACTAGAAAGTATGCTATGAATCTTATCAATTTTTTTACAAATGTAATTCGGTGACCATCTGCAATCTATTTTATACTTTGACTTTTGTTCTCTGCCACCAAGGGGTCCACCAGACTTTGTGCCAAGCCCAGAATATGAAATTTGATGAATGGCTAATTTCATGAATCCAATTTTAACAACATCATCCATGTTTTCAGGATATTGCTTTAGACCGACTAAAATTTCTTTGAATTCATCAAAAAATTTAATTGAAGGCTTAAATTTTAAAACCAATTCTTTAAGTTTTGTGGGATTAGTTATTACTGATGTCCAAAGACAAGAAACACCAATATCCTTGTCATTTATCCAAAAATTCTTAAATACCATCTTCTTTTCTATAAAAGAAAATCCAACGCTACCACCACCGTAAAATGGCTCTCGATATTCTAAAGTCTTGCCGTTGTTGTATGCTTGAATGCGACTTGTTATGATTTCAAGTAATTTTTTTTTACCACCGGGGTATCTGAAAAACGACATGAAATGCTCCTTTAAAATATTTTATAATATTTGTCGAATCAAACCAAATTAGTATTCAATTAATCTAATTGTATTTTTAAAATTTCATTTTTATTTTCAAGGTATTCAATATAATCTAAAAGATGCTGAATGTCTGTTCTTGCATGTGCTATAAAATCATAATTTGCATCATCAAATTCAGATGACCAGTTACCACCAAACCAAAGCAAATAGTTTTTTGCACCTATAGAATTTACCTCCCAAGGTCCGGGGGTAGCTTTATTTAAACGATTTCTTATTTCTTCAAAGCTCATGGCAGGACTCCTTTTCTTCGCCATGGTACACTTAAAAATTATGTTTTTCAACATTTTTAAAAATTGAATAACCATGATTCTCCAATATCATTTTACAAAGGTCCAAAAATTCATTCACATACATATCGCTCTTAGCTTGATTGGCCTGCTTGGTTGTTATCCCCAAATTATCCAGACTAGAAATGCCGCCTCTGGATTGAGGAATAATATGATCAAGAGAATAAGTTTCTGATATCTTTAGGTTTATCTTTTCGCCTGTTAAATAACAATTTGTTTCCCACCCATATTTTTCAATTATTTCTTTCCAGCCAAAATTATCGTTGTTTACCTTTTTTCCTTTTTTTCGGTTGTGTTTGTTTTTAAAAGTATCAAGTTTTCTAATTAAAGGGTTTTCTTTGCAATTGATCTGATTTCTTTTCTTTATTTTATCCGACTGGTTCTCCCCAAGATAGTATGAAATAGTTGACTTGCTGCATCCAAGAATAGATTGTATTTCCTTATATGACTTACCTTCACTCCTCAGATGTAGTATCTGGTCTTTCATATTAACATTATATACAAAAAAACCCTCCTAGATTTTACTCTAGGAGGGTCTTCTATAGCCCCGGTGAGAATTGAACTCACGACTTCCACTTTATCATCCCACTACGGTTTTCACCGCCCTTACGGTTTGTGGGCTGGACTATATCTTCACCATAGTCTTTCGACTTTAGGTGCGGTGTCCTTTAGTCTCTACACACGCCCAAGGAATTTCTTCCTTTGCTGGCTCGGTATTGGCACGGTTTTTACACCAGAGCGTCCACCGAATTCACACCGATCCAACAGGGAGTTTCCTGCCCTGCCGCTCAACTTTTGCGTCTCTTATGACGCTCTACTGTCACATTTCTGCAACAGTAGCACTTCAAGAATGGCACTCTTTAACCACTGAGTTACGGGGCTAAATCATCACCACAGAATGCCTTGTGATGCTGACATTTAAATAATACAGTGAACTACCGCTAGTCAATTTTTCGCTACGCTCAAATTGAACTACCGGCTTCATGGCTCATAGACTTGACCCTGTACATCCTGTACTGTCAACGCCTCCCCATGTTTTTGTTTTGAGTCCGACTAGGTTCCCTAACCAGACTGTTTAGTGGTTTAACTTGGTTATCGTTAATCCACTAAAATGATTATAGCACCACTAATTTGGAAAGCAAGTGTTATTTAGAGCCATTCATCCCCGCACCTGAAGAGTGCGGGGTTTTCTGGCTCATCAACTATAAATATTTTTTTGGTTAAACACTATTTTAAAGCATGGCAAGAAAAGACCCGATACCAGAATCTCCCGGCTTCAGCCGGGGGAGTATGTCAACAAAGCATCAATATCTTCTGATGGAAACTTGGATTTAACAGCAGTCAACTACCCCCGGCTGAAGCCGGGAGCTTGTCATTCCAATTCTAACTAGCCTTTTGTAGCAAGTTAGCGGACGACAATAAGCCAATTGATGTGGCTCCTGCTGATGCAATGTTAATCGATCCCACTACATCAGCATGTTCGGTGTAGTTGCAACCTGTGCAACTGAATTCACTCTGTGTTGTCCTATTCTTAGCATCAATTGCTGTGCATTTGGGGCACATCTGTGATGTATAAGCAGGATTCACTATGACAACAGGAACACCAGCTAGTTTGGCTTTATACTGAATAAAAAGCCTTAGCTGGTGAAAGCTCCAAGCGTTCCTTTTGTCTCTTTGTTTCCTATGGCATTTTTTAACAATTGTCCGCTCTTTAATGCCCTTGAGGTCTTCAAGTGCTATTAAAGAGTTTGTGCTTTTTGCCTTAGAAACAATCTTTTTACTTATTTGGTGGTTAACATCCTTTCTGAATCTTGACTCTTTACCACTAATCTTTTTCAACTTTCGTTTAGCTGATTTGGTTTGTTTCTTTTGTAAATGCTTTCTCAACTTTGCATATTTTGTTCTTTTGTTTTCCAATTGATTATTATTATAAAATTCTTTAGTGGAATCTACAGCAATGTTGGTTACACCAAGATCGATTCCTATAATATCAACTGGTTTGTATTCAAGGTCTTCAGGTGTTTCACAAGTAGCATACAAATAGAATTCATTGTTTTTATACAACAAGTCTACTTGTCCTTTAATTCTCTTTGCATTGCCTTGGAAGTAATCTCTTATTTGTATTGCATATTTTTTTCTACCATAAAGTGTAGAAAGACTAACTTGTGTTAATCCTTTAAACGCTAAACATCTTGGGTCATAGGTTATAGCGGAATGTTTTTTAATTCTAGGACACACTTTTGTATTTTTTGAGTATGACTGACAAGCCTTACAAATTGCCAAAATTGTCAATTGGGCTGATAATTTATATTTATTTTTAATTTCGTGATAAACTAGTTTCTGAATTTTAAATTGTGATGTTAATTTTGCTTTGTAGCAAACTTCGGCAATTTCTTGGCAAGCTTGGTTAAAAACTTGCATGGTATCCAAAAGTGCTTTGGATTCTTCTTTGCTTGTCAGAATTTTTGCTTGGATAACAGTCTTCATGCTAT